TTATTTGCTCCCGCCAAGAGCTGCACAGGCATCCGGCGTGGTGCCGGCTTTCAGGCCTGCCCAGCAGGTTTCGAATGAAAGAAAATCGGTCTGGAGTGCGTTCACACCCGTCTGGGTGATGCTGTTGCCGTGCTCAATGGAGGTTTCCAGAGACGAAATTTCATTGAACACGGTCTGGCTTGCCCGCTTGGCAATGTCCTTCTGCGTGTCAGTCAGGGTGATGCCCTTTACATTGCCTTTAATGGCATCAGGAATCGGCTGCGCCAGAACGTGGTAGGAGCTATCCGCATCGAAAACAGTTTGGCGCAGCTTGGCCTGTGGGGTTGCGCCACAGGCAGCCAGAAGGGGCAGCAGCCCCAATGCGAGGAATGCTTTTTTCATTTCGGATCGTCTTTCTCAGATGAAGATGAGAAGGCTAACTTTTAGTTAGCCTTTGGCTCTGATGGCGTAGCCGCAGCCTTTGTGCGCATCAGAATGGCTGCGTTGGCGGCTTGGCCCCAGTTGGCAGCAAAAACGTTCAGAACCCGATAAACCGGCCACAGCTTGGAACCAGCAGGTGGTGCTGGGATCTGTGTTGCCACAAACCCCAGAATGGCTGCGGCGCTTAGGCCAATTTCCACCCAATGAGCATATGGCTGGGGCAGCTGCGTGAGAGCCACAAGCAAGGTGCTGGCAATACCACCGGCCTTTGCCGTTTGGACAAGGGCGGTTTTAGCTGTTGATGTATCAGCCATAGCCAGCCCCACGCATGCTGACGGGCAGCGTGTTGATATCCATGCGCTCAATGATGATGTTTTCTTCATTCAGCCGAAAGCCGCTTTGCCGCAGGCGCTGGGCCAAACGGTCGAACAGTAGATCTGCCAGGCAATCCAGTTCATGCCGGGACAGGGGATCTCGCTCACTCATGCGTTTTCCTTCACACGGTCGATTTCCGCCGCGTTGAGTTGATCTGTGGAAGTAGGGGAGGGTGCAGGTGCTACTGGCTGCGGATCACACGGATTGACCCCGCTCCAGAGCAGCCATTCCGCATGACGCCGCGCCGTAAGGCCGGGCACCGTAATCAGCAGGCCGTTGCGGTGCATGTGGTTCCACAGCAGGAGCTGATCACTGGCCGCAATATCTTGGCCCGCGTTCAGATATTTCAGCAGTGTGGAACCTGCCAGCGCTGCTGTTCCCAGATTATACTGGAAATCCAGCAGCGCACCTTCTCGGTTTGGCGAAAGCTGCGTGCGCACCAACTGGCGCAGCTTTACCCGCAGGCCTGCCAACGTAAAAACCAACAGGGCTTCGGCCTGCTGCTGCGTAATGGGCGCAGTTTTGGCAGTTACGGCGGCCCCGTTGGCCAGGGCACGATTGCCATAACCAATAGACCAGTAACCCGCCGGGCAAACATAAGGATGCAGGCGCAGGCCCTCGAACTTGCGACACAGGCATGCCGCCAGCTGGATGGAATCATTCATCTGTTTTTCCGGATACAAAAAAGGCCGCTCAATGGCGGCAGGAGTGGGCGTATTTCAGTTTTCAGAGTTTTCAGAACTGTTCAGAACTGAATACTTCTGCATTGACAAACAGCGCAGTCAGCTAGGGATGGCTGAACAGGTGATAAAGAGCCGCGGCCAGCGTTGCGATGCCGGTAGGCCCCAGCATACTGGCAACCCACATGGTCAGGCGCGTGGCGCCAGCGCGTTCGGCATCATCAATCGCCATTTTGTCGATCTTGGATAAAATCAGCGTATCCCGCTTTTCTAGCGCATCCGTGCGTGCCGCCAGGGCAACGCGGGCATCGCGCTCTTCTCGCTGATCTTTTTTCACCTCACTGAGATCCCCTTGCATGGTATCGAGTTTCGCCAGGACGGTGCGCAGATCTGCACCATCGTTTTCTGCTGTGGGCATAATGTGTCCTGATACAAAAAAAGCGGCCTAAAGCCGCTCGGTAATGGTGAAGCTGGTTTGCTGCCGCAGGGCAGCGCCATAAGGGTTGCTCAGATCTCCGCGCTGGATGCGGCCAAACAGGCTGCGCAGGTTCAGCATGGGGCCATCGGCATCCGGATCAGGCACAAACAGCACATTGGTGCCAGATGCGCCCAGCAGCAGGATCTGCTCCAGCACCGGCACGTCAGCCAGATCCAGAGATTCATGATCCACCACAGCTTTGCGCCGCATCCATGCGGGCGTGACAAACTCGGCTCCGCTCATGCCGGTATTAACCGTCACGGAACTGTCCAGCCCGGTAGTGCTTTTGGTGCTCATGTTGCGCACCGGCTGCCACACCGGCCCGATATAGGCCAGAGACAGGGAAATATAACTTTCCGATGCGCTGCCATTGCTGGTGATGGTGATCTTGACCGTATCGGCCTGAATGTCCTGTGGGGCCACATGTACCATCTGCACCGGGCCAACACCACCCAGCGTGGCAAAGCTGCCAGAGGCGGAATACACCGTATTGCCACCAGAACTGGCTGTCAGCTGCCATGTTGCGGCTTGGCCAAGGTTGGTGCGCCCTACAAAGAAGGCCCGCATGGTCTGGTTACTGCCCCATTGCGCCTGAAACCATGCCGTTGTGTTGCCATCCCCAACAGACCAGAACGCCGCCGTGGTGTTGCCCTGGTCTGTAGCCAGCTGATTGGGTGAGAAATCCTTGGCGGCCGAAACGCCTGCATAAAAGGAATTGGAGCCGCTAAGGCTGGCGGTCTTGACCAGATTGTTCAGACCGAACGCACAATTCTGCATCAGACCAGCACCGTCAGCACGCACTGGCCTGCACTGGAGCCACGCCAGCTTTCACCCACAACCAGACCGCCCAGGCCATCGCGCAGGCCGTCCACATTGGCAAACAGCACAATCTCGTCCCCCATTTCAAAATCAAACAGGCGCTCAAACGGCAGCGTGACGTAAAACACGCGCCGATCTGCCACCGTCCACAGGTTATTGATGATATCCGCCACCACCTGCGCTCCGGCCTGCGTGCGCAAGCTGGTGAGCACTTCGGGCGGGCTGACCACTTCCACCGTTGGGCTATCCGTGCCCACAGTCACCGCGCTGCGCTGTGTGCGCAGGGTTGTCAGCTCTGCTTTCGGGCTGAGCGTGCTGGTGCTCATCACCGTATAATTGCGGCTGTAGGTGCAACGCCCGCAGGTAAGAGGCAGCGCCAGTTCGGACGGCAGATCTGTTTCCTTGATGTCAATCACTTCATCAGGAAGCACCGCCAGCTTTTCCCACTGATGCGGGGCAAGCTGCAAAAAGCTGTCTGTAATGCCGATCAGCTTCAGCGTGCCGTCCCGCGCAACCGCCAGCTTGCGCATGGTGCCCTGCAGCAGGGCAGTGATCATGTCCTGCCCGGTATAGCTGTCAGATCCATCCCAGAACGCGCCGGCCGCACTATCCACCTTGCCGAACGGATCCGCCCATGTGCTGGAAATGGAAGCCGCCGGTATGCCGATATCCTGCACCAGCACCTGCCGCACGATATCGGGCAGGCTGGACACATACGTGCCATCGGGCATCGCGCCCGTGGCCCAGCAGGTCATGGTATAGACCGGCGTGCCACCCAACCGGAAAAACGCGCCCCGGCTGGAACTTTCCACCACATAGGTGCCTGCGGCCGGATCTGCGGTCGTGATATCGCTGACCATGCCCGCATATGACCAGCTGCCATCTGTGGATGTAGCAGACCAGCTACCCAGCACGCCGCCTTCCAGCACGGTCAGATCCGGCTGTGTGCCCTGCGTGCCCATCCAGAATGGTGCATCAGAGACCTGATAGATCTGATTGACGCTATCCACACAGACCGGTGTGATATTGAAGGCATAACCCCGCAGGCGCGGCTTTACCCGGCCTGTCAGGTCTGAGCCACCTTCCACGCCGCCAGTGCCAGCATAGGTTGCCAGTGGCAACTGGCGCGAGAGCACGGCAGGCCCCGAAAGTGTCAGCGTGCCTTGCGTGGCTCCGGTGCGCCATGCGGTGGCGGATCCGGTAAACAGAGGCTGGCACGCAGAGAGTGCCGGATCTGACCACCAGCCGCGTGCCATGTCATAGCTGCGCAGGCCGGTCAGGATGGACAGATCTCCGGTATGGTTGCGCACGTTCATGCTATCCGCCACGCCATCGGACAGATTGACCGTGAGCTGCCCGAAGCTCTGCGTCATGCTGCTACCGGAAATTGAAATATCCAGTTCCCTGTCCACATCAGGAAGGCTGGCCAGAATGGGCGGATATTTCGTGCCGGTGGCAACATCCACATACCCGCCAGAAGACAGGCATGTGGTCGTGCGGGAAGCCGCAGGCCCGAAGGCCAGCGTTCCCAGAAAACAGCGTTGCTGCATTGTGGTGATACCCCGTTAGGCTGCGTCTTTTTCCGCTTGAAAGCGTGTTTCTTGCAGCTGTGCCACAGACATCTTGAGAAGATCCTGCAAAAGCGATGCCAATGTTGCCAGCCCATCGGATTGCTCTTGCTGGATCTTGTTCAGAACATCGGTCTGCATCTTGGTCAGATCCATACCGCCCAGTGCCTTGACGATGGTTTGCACCATATTGAAATCAGACACATAGGCTGCCCCGCCACCATTGAATTTCTGGGACAGAGACAGGAAGGTTTGCATGTCAGTCTGGAGCGCAGACAGGGCATCATAATTCCCACCCAGAGCAGCCTGATAATCCGTATGCAGATTATCATTAGCCGCCTTGTACTGATCCGCCACCGATAATGGCGAAGCGTCTGATGTGGTCAGCCCTTTTTCATAGGTGTCCAGACTGTCAAAAACAGACTCCAGCTTCTCATTTGCTTCAGATTGATATTCTTCCTGCTGCTCCAGAGCCTTTTCCTGATACTCCTGCTGGATCTGCAACCGCTCGGCATTCTGGGTTTTCTCCAGATCTGCAAGCTGCTGCTGATAGGTGACGTTATCGGCAAAGTTGTCACCCAGAAAGCCCCGCCAGTTATCCTGCAACTGCTGGATTTCCTGCGCCGCTGATACCTGCTGATTGAGCAGATCTGCACCCTCCTGATCACCCGTGGCAGACAGATAACGTGCCTGCACGGACTGGTCAGATTGCGAAAGCGTGGTTTGCTCATTGGCAATCATGGCAGCCGCAATGGCATTGCCTTTATCAAGCAATGCCTGGGCATCCAGACCATAAGATGCTGCCGTGTTGGCGGCGTCCTGATATTTCTGCTTCAGGTCATCCACCTGTTGCATCAGGCTTTCGGAACCGGATGCCGTGACATCCAGAAGCCCTGGCATTGTGGTGCCCACAAACTCCTCAATGGCCTCAAACTTGCTTTGCAGATCATCTACGGAATAGGTGCCACCATCCAGCGTTGAAAGCGCCTTGGCCATATCCCCCGTGTAGCCGGTGAAATGATCCACCGTGACATGGGAGCTATCATCAAACTTTGAGACAGACACTTTCATGCTGTCCAATTCGTCTGCAAGGCTTTTCAGGCTTTCCAGATCCTGCGTGAACGTGTCCACGCTATCGAAACTGGACGGCATGAGCTGCTTCAGCTCCTGCTGCATGGTGGCGTCTGAACTTGTCAGATCCAGATCAGGTAGCAGATCTGTCAGGCTGTATGTTTTGGATTTCTTGCCCTTTTTAGACCATCCCACCTTGCCGATGGTATCCGTGTTTGTGGCGGAAACCCCGGTATATCCAAACACATTGTTGATGTTGTCCAGATCACTCTGTAGGCCGGGCTCCACATTGTCATTGCCATGGATATCCTTGTACACATGACCACTGATATCCAGCATCCCATCGCTGCCTACGGAAACATACTGATAATCCTTCTTCCTTTTGGCAAAGAGCTGCGACAGAAGATTATAGGCCATATCACCAATGCCAAAGGCCGCGCCTGCCATTCCCATGTATGAGCCGATAGAGGAAACAGCACTGCCAAAGCTGCTGAAAATGCCGCTGCCATCAGCCGCCTTGCCAGAAAACAGGTTTCCCAGCCCTGCAAACATGCCGCTACTTTGTGCAGCAGATCCAGATGATGGGTTGCTGGCCTGATTTTTCATGTTCAGGGCTTCCCATGGGGAATAGGCCCAGCCGGATGATGTGATGTCGTTCCCTTCACCATATCCGGACAGAATGCTGCCGGCACTGGAAGCATTGCTGCCTGCGCCAACTTTGCCAAACAGATTGCCCAGATCTGCCAGCGTGGTGCGCGTGCCACCATCAATGCTGTTGAGCAGCGGATTGATAAGGGCAAAGCGCGCAATCACGCTGGCAACCGAGGCATCCACACCCTGCAACATGTTTTTGAAAGACATGCCGCTGGATGTGCCCTGCATGAAGCCTTGCACCACACCATCAGAAAGCTGATCCGCCATATCGCTGATGGAGCCGGTGAAATCATCCATCACCTGTTGCTGGTGCTGGTATTCCGCCGTGGCGTCAGACAAGGCATCTGTGCTGGCCAGCAGCTTCTGAGCATATTCATCCGTTAGCGGGATGCCTTGCCGGTAGAGCTGCTGTTCAACCTCCATATGTGCCACCAGCTTCTGGCGTGCATCATCATTGGAGCCAATCAGGGATGTTTCAGTTTGCAAGATAGCAACCTGATCATTGTTCTGATTGGTCTGCCCGATCATCTGGGTGTTCTGCTGGGCAACCGTCAGGGCTTTGGCGGCACTGATACGTTCCTGCATGGCCTGCACAAACTGTGGCGTGCCTTTCTGGAAGCTATTTTCTGCATCCGTATAGGCAGACACATAAGAAGCCGCATCCTGTGCAGACATGCTGCCATCTGCATAGGCCGCATTAGCCTTATCCAGCGCCTGCGTCTGATCTGACATGGCAGACGTGCTGGCATGCCACTCATCTGCCAGAATGGATTGCTCACGCGCCTGCGCCGCCATGATCTGGGTTGCAGATGCATGTGCCCCGTTAAGCGAAAGCTGCGCCTGGTCAACTTCCTGCGCCACGCTGACCATTTGCCGATCATAGCCCGTTAAGGCAGATGCGCTTTGTGCGGCCAGCGTTTGTGAATGATCCACTTCCTGCAAAGGATCCCGCAGGTTGGCAAGAGAGGCCTTGGTGCTATCAATCTGGGCATTGATGATTTTTGTTTGGCTGGCCCATTGCTCATCGCTGATTTTGTTAGCTTGATGCTGTTTATTCAGATTGCTCAGAGCAGTGTATTCACCTTGTAAAGAGCGGGTTAAATCATCCTGCTGCCCAGCAACGCTTGGATCACCCTTTGATACCTGAGACGAAACAGACTGATCCATCCGGGCACTTTCAACAGCACCGTATGCATTTCCACCCGTAACCTTGGTGACATAATCAGACGTTTCCTTGGGGATAGTTGTGCGCTTGCCGCTGATATATTCATCCAGCGCCGTTTCACCCCAATTATAGGCCATCGCCACAAGGTTCTTGTTATGGCCGTATTTGTCATACAGATGCACCAGATATTCCGCACTGGCAGAAACATTGCCGTGCAGATCTGTCAGATCATTTCCGGCCGCGTTGTCTTGCTTCACTTGCATGGCGCCAATGGCACCTGCACTAGAGCGCACCACCTGGCCGTTCAGGTATTGGCCGGTGCTGCTTTCCGCTGGCGCAATGACGTGCATCAGACTGGTGATATCACCATTCAGGTGCTGTTCCTGTGCCACCTGATCAATCATGCTCTGCACGGACTTGATGCCGCCATCTGCCTGCACATGCGTGGCAGATGTTGCCGGATTGCTAGGCATGGAGAACGTAGGATCTGCCGTGTTTCCCTGCGCCATGAGCTTTTGCACGCTGGCAGGCATCAGACTTTCGATCTTACCTTCCAGCCAACCAAAGCTGCTGGACGCCCCGGATTTGATGCTGCTCCAGACGGTGGACAGTTCATCTGGAAGCCCTTTTAGCAGCTTGACTAGATCCGTCAGACTGTTGATTCCCGATGTAGCCATGGAGACGAACAGATCTCCAATGCTACGCGCCTCAGATGCCATGGCGCTGTAACCGCTGCCCATTTCATCCTTCAGGCTGCGCCAAGCCGCCTGAAACGGTGTCAGACCCTGATCGGCAGCCCCATGAATGGCGCTTTCCAGCTTCTGGATCACCAGAGAAACGGCATCAGCCTGCTGGCCCATCTGCACCATATGCTGCACGCTCAGCACCAGCCCAGCGTTGAAGCCGGGCAGATGCTGATCTGCCAGTGCCTGTGCTTCCTTGGCCGGATCTTCCAGTGCTGCTGCCAGTGTCTTGGCAGCATCTGGTACCGTGGTGTTCATGACCGCAGCCAGATCTCGGCTGTCTGCTGTCAAACGCTGGATCTGGCTGGCATCCACTGTGGGAACAGCCGCGATAGTCTGCACTGTGGTGCGGCTGTCTGAGAGTGAGATATCATCATACTGATCATGCAGCGCACGAGCGGCATTTTCAGCAGATGTGGCCATATCATTGTAATCAGCCCGCGTGGCCCGCAGATGTGTGGAAAGCTGTGCAAGGCTTTCCTGTTCGCTTTCCGCATACTTGCCTACGCCAAGAATGGCCGCACCAGCCGCACCAGCCGCAATGGCCAGACCGGCAGGGCCTGCCAAGCCGCTGGCTACCCGTGCCAGCGCACCATCCAGACCGCCCATCACCTGCACCATGTTGGGCACCTGATAGAACGCGGCCTGTAACGGGCTGCCACCAGCCAGAACCTGATCGAAAAACTTATGGGTTTCGTCAGCAAGAATACCCATTTCGAACGAGGTCAGCTTAACCGATGCCGCATTTCCACCTTGCGCAGCTTTCTGGCGGTTCAGGCTATCTGTAGCCTTGCCCACATAGGCATCATATTCTTTCTGATTGATGATGCCGGTTGCCAGAGCACTATCAGCTTCTGCAACAGCATTGGCATAATCGCGTTCAGCCGCTGCCAGTGGCACAATCTTGGCCCGAATGGCATCGGCATCCGCAAACGCGCCGGTAACATCCTCCAGACGGGATGCGCTCAGATCATTGCTGGGCAGGCTAATTCCCAGATTGCTGTTGAGGTTGCTCTGGTAGGAACTGGCAATGCTGGACAGAGCACCATCAGAGGCACGCTGCATGGCGGCATAATCTGCCGTGATATCCTGCACGCCCTTGCGGTATCCGTTCAGGGACAGCAGGTTGCTTTCAAAGGCAGACCGCAGCTCACGCAGGGACATGACTTCTGCCATTTCAGCGGCAGAGAGCTTTTCCAGAACAGCAGATGCGCTGGAACCATCTTCACCCATTTTGGTGAAGGTTTCTGCCGTAGCCGTCTGTTCCAGACGCAGCTTTGCTTCCTGCTGCACCAGGGCATCAATCTTTTCCCGCTGGGCATCCAGAACGCGCGTAACATCTTCCGGACTGGTGCTGCCGCTTCCAATGGCTTCAACACCACGGGCATCCAGCCGGTCATACTCATCCTGTGCCAGCCGGATCTGGCGCTGGATCTTGGAAATGCTGTCACCCGTCCGCGCAGCCGAGTTTTGCCAGGTCTTATCCGCGCTGGTGGCGCTACGGGTGATAACCGTCACCAGATCTTCAGCAGATTTGGTGGCATCGCTCAAACTGTCTTTGAACGACGTGCCAATTTTGTCCGCAGATGTAACCGTATCTTCGGCAGCTTCACCAATACCGGACAGGGCTTTTTCTGTATTCTCTGCGCCTAACTGCACATCGTGGGTGATCTGATCTACGCTATCCTTCAGACGCCCTGCACTGGTTTCCAGCTTTCCGGTGCCGGATATAACAGATTCAACAGTGCGGTCTGCAGCCGATCCTGCAGCCTCCAGACTTTCCTGGAATGATTCCCCAATACGCTTGCCGCTTTCTGCCAGCGCGTCAGATTTATCCTGTAGCGCGTCTAAGCGTGCGCCCGCTGCTTCCGTGGGCTGTGCGGTCTGATCATCCACCACAAAACGGGTGATGACTTCATTGATAACCTCAGAAAATTTAGCCATTGGAAGGCTCCGTCAGCACAAGGGCAGGATACGTCATGACTTGCCCGGCCTGCCGATCCTTACGGTTGCTTCGGCGTGGCTTACGCAGACGTTCAAACCCGCTTTTCTTGGAAAATGTCAGGCCGCTTTCGATTCCCTGCGCTTTCAGGATGTATGGCAGGCGTTCGCCACGAGCATCGCGCCCATCTGACAAGGACAGGAATTTGCGGGTAATTTTGAGTGTGGGATATTTTTTCATGGCCGCTTGCCGTGCGGCCTCCACTATTCCAGGTGGCACACTGGTAATCTGCCCACCCGTATCAATCTTGCGGGCATAGGGCATGGTATTCACGATTTCTACCGTGCTACCCGGCTGAATGGTGGCGACCGGACGTGTCCACCACTCTCCATTCACACGCACAGCCCAACTGTCACGATACGCTCCGCTGCGCACTGGCGAATGCGTCTGGCAATACTGCAGGGCAAATGCCACGGCCTGCGCCAGATAGGAAAACACGTAACGGACAATGCCACCATCCAGATTGACGCTTTCTTCATCAGCACCCACACGTCCATCTACAGCCGTGCGGAATGTGCTGGAGGCACGCCCGGATGCAATCAGTTCATCACGATTGGCACGGCAGGCATCAGCAGCTGCTTTATGGAGAGCAGCAGAAGATAGACTTGCACGCGCAGAGACAATGATCTGTTTACGCAGAACGTCTGCCATACGTGCCCGTGCCATGATGCTATTTTTTCCTGAACGTGTGTTGCAGATCTTCCGTGATCTGCTGGTTACGGATCTGGAGAAATGTCTGATCCATTGATTTGACGAGCTGGAACGTAAAGTCTGTTTCCGCCTCATTCAGCCGGCGCATCTGGCACCAGCGCAGGATCTCGGCATCAGCCAATGGCTGCGGATAGGCAACATTACGAATGGCCCCCATACCTGCGCCAAAACCCTCTGGCCGATGCAGGCGCGTGCCAGCTACACCATGCCAGCACCGCCAGGGCAGCATATTGGCTGGCTCCGGATCGACTTTCCGCAGCCACGCGTCACAAGCTTCCCAATCCTGCGCTGGAGGCGGCAGCACGCCGCAGCGCCCTGCCACTGGCCCATCTACCAGATGCCAACGCAGGGCGGCGATCAGTTTCCCTCAGCGGCCTGCAGCTGTTCCTTGGTCGCACGGCCTACAGAAGCAGCAGCCTGCAATGCCAGAGCCAGCAGCGCCCGGTTTTCACGATGCGTGATCATTTCCTTGAATGTGGCAATATCAATCGGAGTGCCATCATCATTTTCCAGACCATGCACATCAATCAGGCACTTTTCACTCAGAGCCTGCGCCTGACACGCATCATCCATGGAAGGCGGCAGGTTGTTGGGATCTACCGGCACATCCGTTGCAGACAGGCCAGTGTTGTAACGGATGGCAGCCGCGCGGCGCAGCGCCCACAGGCGGTCTGCATAATCTGCCGTCATGCCTTTGGTGACGATGGTGAACTGGTCTGTCACGCCAACGGTAACAGGTGTGCCCTCAGCGATTGCAGCAGCGTTGCGGGTAAAGGAAGAAAGTCTGGCCATTGTGTAAAACCCTGTGAGTTGTGGGTACAAACAAAAATGGCACCCAGATTATGGATGCCATTCGTGAAACTTGTTTTGAAACAAAGAAGGATCAGGAGCCGGTGGCTGGAATGCCTGTCAGACGGTAGATGGCAAATGCAGGCCCACCGTTGGCATCCGGATTGCCCTCAATATCAAACGATGCCGTGACAGTTGCGTTTGCCTGAGAACTGTTGACCTTGGCATTACGCAATGCAGCATTTGAGAACATGAATGCATAACCATTGCCATCATCATCAACAGTCGTGACAACGATTGGCCCCTGCGTGCCAGAAATGCTGGCTTTGTATTCATCCCATGTGCGGAAATAAAATTCGATACTTCCGCTGACAATGAACTGACCGTTTTGCGCCCCGCAGGCATCGGCATGGCCCATGCCATAATCGTTTTTGGCACCATCGCGGGCCAGCGTGCATGTAAACTGCGTTACACAACCTGCTGGGGCCTGTCCGTTGATCAGTGCACCGAGGAAATTGTTGACGGAGTTATGAACTTTCCCAGATGGCGCTGCTAGCACGGCAGTTGAAACATCTGCATCGGTTTGCTGTTCATTGGCACTGGTCACATCGACTGTGACAGTACCAAACTGCGCCTGCTGAAGCTGGAACTCAATCTGCGTCACCAGACTACCTGGATACATCAGGAACGAACCCAGAAGCTTTTTCCGGATCGTAAATGTTTTATCTAGGGCACCATTGACCAGTGCAGGCCCAAACAGACGTGCATTCGGGCCAGCATTGGAATTTTGCCCAGATGTAACGTATGCATCCAGACACCCCTTAGGAAACAACTCGATAATTCCGGCAGCACCTGTTTTTTGATACTGGAAAAAATTCTGAATTTTGTTGTCTGGATCGTAAATATACACATATCCAGAATCTGGCCACGATACTACCGTTGCAATAGATGCTGCATCAATGGCGTTAACATTAGCCAGCCCACCAGTGTATTGGTTGGACGGATTGTAAAAGAAACCAGATTTTGAATCGGAACTGCCTGAAATGGTAGCGGCGATCCAATCATTCCCCATAACGCCAGCAATCAGATTATCAAATGTTCCAGATGACAGAACACCGGAGATTGTGCCGGATGCTGTAATCTGTGTAACGACAGATTGCGCAACTTGTTTTTGGGCATTCAGCTCAGATGGGCGTGCGGTTGTTTGCTGGCCAGCCAACGTTTCGCCCGTGATACGTAACGCCTGATAATTGCCAGTTGGTGGCGTGGCATATGTTGCTTCCAGCGCAAAATCCACCAGCGTTTCATTGGTTTGCGCACCGGCGGCCAAGCCTGCTGTGGCTCCAGTAAAAGCCATGATTACCTCAATAAAAAAGGCCACCCGAAGGCGGCCTGTGTTGAAAGAATGGAGACAGGATCAGCGTTAGCTGGCAGGCGTTGCAGCACTTTCTGTTCCGCTGGAGGCAGATGCTGCCTCAGTGCCAGATGTTGCCGGCGCTGCTACGGGTTTTTCATCCACTGGCATCAGGCCGAGGCGGAAACCCATATACTGCGACATGGACAAACACAGATTGGAGGCATCACACAGTGCAGAAACAAGCTGCTGCCCATCAGCCACCCACGGTTGATCTGTGCCGCCAACCTGCGCCAGCACTGTGTAGGACTTGCCTTTTTCGGCATCAGCAACAGGCGAGAAATCCGGCAGGCCGCGCACTTCATGATACAGCCACGCGCCATAGCGCAGGCCTTCGCCAACGGTGGGTGCAATCAATGCCAGGGCGGCAGTGGTGCTTTCGGCTTCCACAGCAGCGCCGGAAAGCTGAAACTGGCCGGAATTGGCAGCGGTTTCGATAAGAGGAAAGAATTTCATGGGGTTTGTTCCGTAATATTCTGCCAGCGGTAATCCACCATCAGCGTGGCGACATACCAGTTACCTGTCTGGGCAAGAAAAGAAGGTGGCGTGTAATTCTGGCCTTCGTAAAACAGACCAGCTGGCCAGCGTTTGTCCGGATCTACCGGCTGGGTGCGGAAGGCCGCTTCAAACGCATTCATGAAGGACAGCACGGTGGGTGTGTTCATCTTGCCCTGCGGTATCCAGAGCATGATGCAGATCTGCCCGCTTTCCTGCGCCTGCTTATCACCTAGTTCCAGGCTTTCTATGCTGGAGGATGCCAGATCCAGTGCCGCAAAGGCTTTGATCTCACCTGTAAAATCCCATATCAGCGGATCTCCAATCAGCAGCCCCATCTTTGCTGCTACGGCACTGGCGCGGGCATAGGCATCATTCCAGACTGTTTCTGAGGGCATTAGTCGCCTCCTGCTGCAATCAGCGTCCAGCCGCAGATGTTCGCACCGTCATAGACGGGCGTGGCATCTGTCAGCGTGTAGGTTTTTGGGCCATCCTGAAGGTAGAATTGCGCCCGTGGCGTCACGTTGGCCGCATTCAGTTCATCCGCCAGCGTCTGGGCAATGAATGGCGCCTTGGGCATGCCGTCTGCCAGCTGTGATGATTGCGGCGGCGGTGCATATGCACGCAACGTGACCGGATTGCTGCCATCCCGTGCCGTGAGCACCATCTGGCGGCCACTTCTAGCAAGCAGCCGTTTGCGGGTTTCGGTAATCTGGCCCATCAGGCCATCCAATCAGCAGCAATGCCAAGCCGATCCAATGCACTAACGGCATCAGGCGTTAGCCCACCAATGGTAGGATCTAGCGTGCCATAAGATGCCGAGCCCACCCCTTGCGTGCTTTCTGATTTCAGAAGCGGGTCACGCCCAGCGGCGCAACTCAGCATCTGAATGGTGCTCAGGCAGCCAGAAGCCACGGAAGCGGGCAGGGTTTGTACCTGCAAGGCCAAGAGCGGGTTCTCTGGTGTAGGAATATCCATACCAGGCAGCAAAAAGCCCGCTATGTAGGTGATATCCACTACAACAGGCCTATGAAAAACCATTTGCCGTGGCGGCAGGAATGCAGATGCCATGATGCGTGCATTCTTGCGGTCAACATCGCATTCATCCAGCGGGCCAGACCATGCTGCCCCATCCACAGATGCAGATAAAATGGTGGCAACTGGCCCATTGGACAGATTGACGCCCGGAATGCGCCCACGCAGCGTCCAGCGTTCCCGATAGGTCTGGAGCGCCAACGGACGCCCCAGATAATCGATAAAGCAGCCAGATGCAGCAGTGATAAGCTGCCCAAGCCGGGCATCCTGACTATCATCCGAGATCTGGAGATATGTTTTCACACTCTCCAGCGTTACCAGGTCTGTTTTTTCGGCAGGTGTAATGACTGCAACTGTCATACTGCACCCCAAACAAAAACGGCCTCCAGATGGAGACCGTTAGGATTTGCCATTTTCTGGCGTTTCTGGCTCATTTTCAGCCGGTTTTTCCTCATTTTGAGGTGTTTCCGTCTCTTTTTGGCCCGTTTCTTCCGGTTCAGGCACCGGCTTTGCAGTGCCTTTTTTGGCAGCCACGATGCCATCAGCCACGTTATCTGGAAACATGCCTACATCACCCTTGTTGTAAACGGCACCAATGCCGCCACAACGGTCTGTAAAGGTCACAATTTTCATTTTACTGCCCCGCAACTGCGCCAGGGAACCATGCAGCCCCCGTCAGCACCGCAATGGCGCTATCGTAACGCGTGTTCAGATCCACAGCCTCAATCACACGCACCAGCGTTTCATCATTCTGGAACGCAGAGCGCGTTTCTCCTGCGCCATCCACGTAAGATGCCTGTGTGCTGACGGCCAACGTGGTCTGGAAAGCATCACCGATCAGGATCTGGGCAAAGTCTGCAAAATACAGCTCAGATTCATTGCCGGCAGTGCCAAGGTTATCAGGCACAGAAGTGGTGCTGGCATAGGGGAAAGCGCCAATCCGACCATCTGCAATTTCAGGGAATGCCAGAGCGCCTGTGGCGGTTTGAAGCTGACTCAGGAATTCCACCAGGGTCGGGTTAATGATGTAACCCGGAGACTGCATGGGCACGTTATTCTTGGTGAGTGCCAGACGGAGTTTCCCAAGATCATTGCGCACATTCTGCACGTTTACTGTGGCATTTGCTGCAATGACATTGGCGGCATTAGCCAGGTAACGCAGACCAGCGGGCGCAAAATTGGAAGCTGCCCCGCGAATGAACTGCTGATCTTCCGCAATAGCCACAGAACGCGTGACGTCATTATTCACCAGATTGTCTGTCTGGATCGAATTGTAACGCAGCAGATCATTGGTGATCGGCACCAACGCCCCCAGTTTCTTGGCCTTCATTGCCACCATATCCACCTGCGGTGCTGATGTTGGCACGGGCGCGCGTTCACCCAGCCATTGGGCATTAGATGTGCCGGTTTGCTTACGGAAAGTCAGATTGCCATTTGGCATCGGCACCGAAACCGCACCCATTTTCCGAACAGCCACAGCAGGGCGCAGGGCCTCAATCAGATCTGTGGAATAATCGGTATTGACCAGGAAGCCACCCTGCACATCCACGGACTGTTCCATGTTGTCAGCCGCAGCGGCAGCGAAAGTGGAGCCCCACGTTTTTTCTGAAAAATCCAGAACAGCACGCATGCCGCCTTCACCACGGGTGGCAGCAACAGCCTGCACCAGACGGGAAAACTTGATGCCAGGAGCAAGCTTTTGCTCAGCCTGAGCCGGAACCGTAGAACGGCTACCGGGATTTCCTGCAGGCAGAGGCGCAATCGGACGCGCAGCTGCTGCACGGCGGCGCTCCATGTCAGTTTCTCGCTCAATACTGGCTGTCAGGCGATCATCTTCTGCCCGCAACTGGTCATATGCTGCTGTTTGCTCTTCTGTCAGATCGCCAGCTTCATTGCTTTCTGATGCAGCCAGAATATTGTCCATTTCGGCATGCACTTCGGCCTGGCGGCTGCGGAGTGCTGTGATGCGGTCACGAACGGGCATTTACGCGTGTCCTTCTGCGAGTTTCCGGCGTGCTTCCAGATCCGCCATTGCAGCGGCGCGACGTGGAGCGGGTTTTACCGGCGTTTTTGGAGGGGTTGCGGCACCAAGCTTGGCCAAGGTGGCCGAAAGCGTGCTGATACCATCGGCCATTCCGGCTGAAATGGCGCTGTTTGCCACCTTCATGCCGCCTTGGCCGAAATTCTGTTTTACGTTGTCCACCGATGTGTGGCGGCCCTGTGCGACAGCCTGGAGAAATACGGCCTCCAGATCATCCAGCACCGTGCGGATCTGCGCCTGATCATCATCGGATGTGACGTCCAGCCGCTTGTTTGGGGCATTGGAGCTGACAATATCCACCTCCATCATGCCGTTTGCGTCTGGCTCCACCTGTTTTGCGCCAGACATGACCACACCGATGGAACCAACCAGGGCTGTATTGTCCATCAGGATGGTGGAGCACTGGCTTGCCAGCCAATAGGCGGCAGATGCAGCCATACCGGGCACAAAGGCCGTGACAGGCTTGCTGGATGCCGCAATCTGGCTGGCCATGTCACTCACACCCGTGGTGACGCCGCCGGGGCTGTCAAACACCATGAGGATCTGCTTGACGTCCGCACTGGACAGCGCCGCCTGAAGATCTGCCGACAAGCTGTTAAGGTCTGTCGCGCCTGAAAACTCTGTCAGCAGATTGGCACGCGGGAAAATCGGCCCCATGACAGGGATGGTGGCAACACCCTGCTTGTTGAGCGTGACGTTGTTTGTGCCGTTCATGCGCTTGCCGGTATCAGCCACGGCTGAAAGCATGGTCTGATAGCGTTCTGCATGCCCATCAGCCCGCAGAACGTCCAGCACGGGGGCTTCCAGCGCACGGGCAGCAATGGCTTCAATAGCGCCTAGATGTGCGGGAAGGATCGCCCAGGGCTGTGCCCTGATCGCTTCCAGCGCATAATATCGTGTCATGTCAGCTTCCTGATTCTGTTCCGGCTGAGGTTTCGCCTGCCACACCGATATTGATTGGCCGCCACAATTCAGATCCGACATCACCACCAACGGGGTTCAGATCGAAATTGCTGCGGGCCTCATCCGTGTTCATCACGCCCGCATTACGGAGAGCGGAAACACCCTGAGCACGATCCAGAAAGCCGCCTTTCAGCAGATCAGACGGATCATGCTTGAAAATGCAGCCTGCATCCGCAAAGGCATGCATGGCGCTATCCGCCACGCGTGCGAAATGCGGGCCAAGGTGATAGATCACGAATTCTAGAGACTGTTGCTCAATATTCCCGAACGTGGCTTTGGACAGTTCGAAAATCAGATGCGGCGGAACACCCCATGCACGCGCAATATCCAGCACCTGGGCAGTGCGTGTTTCCACCAGCTGCCCATCCTTGTTGTTCATGGGCATGTAAGTGGCTGTCAGACCACTTCCCAGCACCGCTGGCGTACCTGCATTCATGGGGCCTGAATAGAGCGCCTGCCAGTCTTCCTTGATGGCCTGTCGTTCTGGCGGACCAATTTTACCTTGTGTGGTTAAGATAACTGGAGGCTGACCGTTATTGCGCCAGTAATTCTGCACATAGGTGGCTGTAGCGATGCTCTCGCCAAATGCCTCTTTCATGTAGGCGATTGGGCTAAGACCTTGCAGGCCGTTCCGGCTCATGCCGCTAACGTGCCAGATATCACGCGCCGCAAAGCGCCCGGATGAGCCATCCGGCAGGGTGGTATCATAAAACATGCTTTGCCCGGTTGCCCGCTCGAATGACTGCAACGGCAATGTGCCAAACGGATCAAGCCGCGTAAGTGCCACAGGCCGCATAAAGGCATCCCGCGAGACATACGCGTAGAAATTCCCGGCCATCAGCAGATCACTCATCAGGATTTCCCGAAAAGCGAACCGGCTTTGCGCGTCATTTGGTCGCCCGTTCATCAGTTGATAGAGCGGGTCATCCGTCAGTCGGTGCGTGCCAGTGCCATCGTGCCGGCAATAGTGCATAGGCACCATGGCAAACACGCCGGACAGGATGCGCAAGGCCTGCATGACGGCAGGCAGCGAAAGCGTGGTGCGCTCATTGACCAGCACGCCAGAGCGGGAAGGCCCACCCATTGGAAACGAAACCCATGGCCCACCTGCCTGAAAATTATCAGCAGGAGAGCTGACACCAGCTTCCGCATGAAGGCGAGGCTCCCGGCGTGCGGATACCGGCGGCCCAGATCCACGCAGGAAATCCAGAAGCCCCATTATTACATTCCTTCGTAAACGAAACCTTGTTCAGCTCCATGCAGAGCTACACCCAGAGCCATGATCAGAGACACGGCACCATCAATCTTGTTTTCCACTCGCTCTTTGCGCGGGTAGATGTTGTCCTTTGCATCCGTGTGGCAGACCACGTTGGAGATGCACCATTCCAGAACCGGGTTGCCGTCATGGTGCAGCCTTCCGGACAACACCAGGGCTTCCAATTCTTTCATGGCTTCGGAAAAGTTCTGCACGGTCTGGCGATATTCGCGCATCGGCACATCTTTTTCAGACATGCGCTGCGCCAGTTGGGTAGCCTGCCATGGGTCATAGGCAACATCCGTGACGCTGAAGCTGTTTTTATCTTCCAGAAGGCCGGCTTCGACTGTTTCAAAGTCTGTCACGTCACCCGGTGTGGTCTGGAGATATCCTTCAATCGCCCAGCCTGAATATTGTGCGTTCGCGGATTCATCTACAGCCCGCTGAGGCAGGTAGAAGGTAGCAAAGGCGTAATAGTGCGTCACACCATCTATCTGGCGCTGGAACATCCGGATTTTGCATGCAAGGTCGATCTTGCTGGCCAGATCAAGTGCCTCAATGCAGTCATCACCGGCAAAATCATCAATAGACAGCTCATAATCAGCGCATTTTTTCCATGCCTGCATGTCCATCCATGCCTGATCCGCATTCACCCAGACATCCAGATGCTTGGTTTTGAAGTTATTCTGCGCACTGGCAAGCTGCATGGCCTTGTTAGCAAGGCCCGCAACATAGTCAGGCATGACAGAAACACCCCAGTTCGGGTTGGCCTTTTGCCACGAGGCAGGATCTGTCCAATCATCACCATCATCTATGGTGTAGATGATGCCGAAAAATTGCTCATCTTCCGCCTGATCGCCTTTGAGCGGGTAGGGGCTCTCTTCCCAATCTGCCAAAACCTTGCGCAGCACGGCTTCCAGATAAGTCCAGAGCTCATAACCAATGCCGGATCTGTTTGATCCTGCCGTGGTGATAGCCCAGATCAGGGACTGGTCACGCTTACCGGCACCAGTTTCCACCACGTCATACACTTCACGAGTTTTATGGGCATGCACCTCATCCAGACACCCAAAATGGATGTTCAGACCGTCCTGTGTATCGGCATCACGCGAGAGTGGGCGGAAAATGCCATCATTGCAGGCCGAGATAATCCCGCGCTGCTGAACATCCAGCCCATACTTGCTTGCCAGTGGCGGCGTTTTACGCGTCATGGCCTGGGCATCACCAAACACGATTTTTGCCTGGTCACGCGTGGTAGCCGCAGAATAGACCTCTGGCCCAGGCTCACCATCAGCCGTGAGCATGAACAGCGCCACACCAGATGACAGTGTGCTTTTGGCATTCCCGCGCGGCACGCCGATAAAGGAGCGCCGGAAGCGCCGGAAGCGCGTTTTCTTATGCAGCCACCCAAAAACCGTGGTCAGAATGAAGCACTGCCAGCCTTCAAGCTCTATCAGCTCACCATCGCGGGCCTTGGGGCCTTTGATATGTGGCATAAGCTCCAGAAAGCGGCAGACGCGCTCGGCTTCTTGCTTATCAAACCGATACGGCCATTTCTTCTGCTTGGCCCGCGCCAGATCCTGCTGTTGCCGTCTGCATGCAGCTACCACCTGCCATGAAGCCGGAATTTTTCCAGACAGAACATCCTTGATGTACCGCTGCGCTTTCCGAATGTAGGGGTAGCTGGCCATACTCACACGTTGTCAAATGGGTTGAACAAGTCGCCTTGCCCGACATCCTTCAGGCGCATGCGGGCAACGGGCGAAAATCCATAATTGGAGCCAATGCTGGTCATGAGCCTGATCTGTTCAGAAATGATGCCTAGCTCTGGCCGTGTCCGGATCATGCGCCCCTGCCTACCATGCGTCTCGAAGGTTTCCTGACCGGCATCCTTCAAGGACTGTTCATGCTTGCGCCACCGGCTGAATGCTTCGCAGTAGGCCGCGATGCTGTCATGATCCAAAACTGTAAAAAGCCCGCGCTCCACTAAAGGGGGAACAAGGCGCTCCCACGCAGCCCGTGCCACCTCATCCAGAAAATCTGGTGGCGCCGCATATTCGGACGGGAGCCGGACACCATCTTCAGGGAGAGCCCGCTTTCCCGGATTGCCTTCAATCACACGAAGGTGGCGTGGCTTTGGTTTTCTACCTCTCATGATGACCTTCCCTCATGCGAATAGGCAGGAGGGTTTCCATCCAACCATCCTGGTAACTTTTTCCCTCAATTTCGCGGTTGCAAAAATTTGCCCATGGCGCGGTTCAGGTGCTCGCCGCCGGCAGAGATTTGATACCCCCCACCCATTTTGACGTGTTTTTCGTCAAAAATAGCAGTTTTCTGCCGTTTTTTGCCGATTTTCAGCGGTTCCAGCTATGATCTCGGCTTGTTCTGGCCGAATGATGCGACTGGCAGAGCGTTCTCAGGTTGCTGGGGTCGAGCCGCTTGGCCGGATTTTCCCGCACGCTTTCGATGTGATCGACGTTCAATCTGTCACGCGGCGTTCTACATCCAGGCACGCAGCATATTGGATGCAGCGCCAAGTGTTGGGCACGAACCTTTTCCCAGGCCGCATCGTAACCGCGCTGGCGCGATGTGCCGCGCTGCTTATCGAACTCCTTCCGGCGTTGCGCTTCTGGCTTGTGCCAGCGCGGCCGGAAAACTGGAGATCTGACAGGCATGTTTTGCTTTCATCTGGGCATAAAAAAAGGCCGCGTAGCCTGTTGGCTGCACGACCCCTAATCATGGTGTCTAAAAAAGTATATTTTGGCGAATTTGGCGAGCAAAAAATGCAGTTAGGTGTAATTTTTTTTCGTGATCTCGGCTACTGCCTTGTAAAACCAGCCTTTTACGGTTTCGTGACGCTTTCCCAAAACACTGCCAATCTGCCTCCAGCTATAGCGATGTTGCCGTGAGAGCGGGTGGATCATCATCCAGAGCAGCACAACGCGGCGGTGGCTGGCATTGGAAATACCTTGTACCCAGGTGAATGTTTCATCCATGCGGGTAATGGCGGCAGCTGTTGGCATGGGTGGCCGGACTTCACTTTCTGCCGTGAGCGTCAGCAGATCATCCATGTCCATCAGCGTTTCGCCCCAGCCTTTGCCCCATCCAGCTGGACGGACACCGTGAGCTGGCAGGCAGGCCAGTGTGTATCCGGCCTCAAACAACCGATCTTCCACGGCCTGTGCCATTTCCTGCCCGCTTATGGGCTTGATGGCTTTCATTTCTAGCGAGGTTCCTGCGGTTCCCATGTGGTTCCCTTCTGGTTCCTTTTATTATTTATATATATCAATAGGTTAGAAAGAAAGGGAACTAAGGAACTAAGGGAACTGCTATTTTCTCTCACAATGGATTTGAGGCACGGAGAGCGTGCTTCTGTATAGGAGTGAAAAAACAGGTTCCCTATAGGGGTTTTGGTTCCCTTTAGGAAATATAACGAACTAATGGGAACCGGCGCGGTTCCGTTGCGGTTCCATGGTTCCTTTACAGCCCATCGTCACCATCATCAGACAAGCCAAGCTCACAGCACCTGACCCAGAAGCAACCCTTGTTCTTCTTACCATCCATGGTGATGGTAATCTGATGCCCGCGTGCGTTACGCGGTGGTGGCCTGTAGCTTTCCATCCGCGCAAACTCATAGACGAACTTCTGCCCGGCAAATGGCGTGTCTTTGAACAGCGCCGTCAGCATAGCGTTGCGCGGCCAGATCCACAATCCATCACCTTCACTGCCACGCGGCACATCCTGACCGCTGCGGGGCGTGGGTTCATTCCGTCTGACAACCCTGATACCATAACTTGCCAGAACGGATGCAACGTTTTTACGGGAGAACGCATTTTCCTCTATATCCGGTTTTTCTTCATTCACCGGCACCAGCATGCGTTCTATGAGTGATGAAAGCGACCGCCGATCTGTTGAGCGATCCATCTGCACCTTTTGCGAAAGCAGATGATCTATCATCTGTTGGCTGCCACTGGCGGCTTCCGCCGTTTCTGCTGTGCGAATGTAACCCATGACACATTCCACAGCTCTATCTGCCTCGGCTTCTGTTGGCACCTGATCATTGATCAGCACCCACCAACCGGCCAGCAATGATCCCATCTGATCCATTTCACGCGGCTGACAACCGGAACGGCCCACGGCGGCACGGAGGATCACACGCGCTGCACTATAGCGTTGCCATCCTGCCAATGCGCGACCCCATAGCTTTGGCCCGATTTCCTTTGCCCATTCAGCAAATTCCCGATGTTCTGCCGTGTGGTCTGCACCGTTTTTAGGTGCCTGCATTTCCACCAGTGTAAAGCGGCCCAGATGCTGCGCTTCCATATCCGGTGGCCGGATGGATGCCATGATGATGGAACCAGCCACCGCAATCTTGCGGGCGATACCATCCGAACCGCCGCGTGCGCCTTTTGTGCCTTCGCCACCCGTTGCGGACAACACCAGATCCAGCAGAGCACGGGCAGCACGTTGATCTACACGGTCAGACGCTTCATCCACCAGCATGGGAATGGCACGACCATCCACCATCTGTTCAATACCGGCCTTTGATGCGTCATTCGTGGCGAATTTGAGCGGAATGGCGTTTTGCAGCACCCGCAGCAGGGAAGATTTACCGCAACCGGCAGGCCCCGTTAGAAATCCGGCAGGGCGCCACGGAATGGCCGCGCCATAATACGCACAGGCCAACATGCCCATAACAATGATATCGCTTCCTTCCAGCCGGAAATCCCACAATTCCCTGACTTGGCGCTGAAATTCCCGCGCATCAATCGCCTCGCACCGCTCTGCTGGACGTGGCTCAGCCGGTGCGGCAGCCCAGATCTGATTGCCAATGCGCGTGCCTGGTAATTCCAGCTTTGAACCCACCAGAACACGGTCGCCACAATGCACCACCGGCATACCTTCTGACGTAGGCCAGATGCCCGGACGGCGGATCTGTATGTGATCACCGAAAAGGCCAGCAGAAAAGCACTCACGCTGAAGGAACTGGCAAGTGTGATTGATATTAAAGTCAACCACAACTTCACGCGCTGTTTCATTGCCTTCTGCATCCTTATCTTTGACTTTTGCCGTTTTCGGAAATGTTTCTTTCAGCCAATCGATATTGCCACCGAACAACGCCACCAGATCTGGCCGCCGTGTCATTTGCGATGCCTTGAGCACACGCAGCTGACCAACGCGGTCAAGAAAGTAAAAAGAGCCGTCCAGATGCCCAATGGTGACAACAGGGCAGGGCTTCTTTTCTTTGGTTTTGGGAGGGCGTCCACCATTATCGTCACCCTTGCCACCTTCAATAACCTGAAACTGCCGTTCTGCTGTGCTGAGAGCCGAGCGGATAGCAGCCAGGCCTCTTTCTTCATCTTCATCAGAGAGCATCGTTGAAATCCTTGCCTTTTGGCGGCCAAGCCACATCTACCGTGCGCCCTGCTGACAGGTGCGTGTCTATGGCTTTACGCAGGCCTTTTTTGGCCGCCGTGCTTTCGTCCCGATCTGCTAGAATGAGCACATTGTGTGCTGTATCCGGCAGGCGGATTGTTCCGAGATTTGCGAGAGAGATTGCTGCGAGTACCCGCAGCTCCGGACGGGCTCTGGCAACGGAAAGGCACGTTTCTATGCCTTCACCAATCGCAATAACCTCATCCGGTGAAACCTGTTTGAGTGTTGTGCCGGCTGCGCCTTTGCGTAACCGGATACAGGCACCACGGAAACTCCCTAGAACTTTCTTGGGAGTTTCCAACTGCGCCTTGGCCCATTGACCACCATGCTGGCCGAGCCACGTCTGATGCACGGCAACGCACCGCCCATTCAGATCTGTGATGGCAGCCAGCATGGCAGGCAATGGGGCTTTAATTTCTGCACAGTAATGCTCTGGCGCAAACCGCAATGCACCAGGAGGCCGATCAAACTTTGCCAGCTTGATACCGCGTGCCTGCAAATAGAAATCCACTGGTGTGTTAAGGATATTTGGCTGGGCATTCATCCAGATATCCCGCGCACGGCTGACACGTTTTTTAGCGTCTTCTTCCTCTTTTGCCTTAGCCTGTTCAGCTTTTTCACGGATTTCCGCACGGCGCACTTCCACCGTTTCCGTGCTCAATCCCAGCCAGTTGCAGGCCCAGCGATATGCAGCACTCAGATCACGCTTTGTCAGGCAATGCGCGACCAGATCCAGCGGATCACCACCGATATCTTGCGAAAAGTCTTTCCACACACCGGCTTTTGCACCGTACAGATGCACAGCCAGCTTTTTGCCGGGCTCACCTGCTACAGATCCGGCCATCCATTCAGCGCCGGTTTTCTTGCCACCGGGCAGCAGCTCACGCGCCAAAGCCTCCATCTGGCTGGCCAGCATGGCGGAAACTTCCGCAGCTTTCAGCTTGCCGCTCATGCTGCGTTCCGAACAATAAAGCGCTGCACCGGAAAGCCGTAACCCAGCACATTAAGCACCGGCATGACGCCGCGCCGTGCATTCTGGATGTTGGATAAGTGGCCTTTGCTGATACCAAATCGGCGTGCAGCAGCTTCCTGCGTTCCACAACACCGGATAAAAGTATTCAGTTTTTCTTGGATTTCGCGGAGTGATGCAAGCCGACCACTGCCGCCCCGCACTGGATAGCGCAGAACTTTCACCAAGCCAAGAGCTTTGCAGACACCATCACTGATCGTTTGCATAGCTTCTGCATCACGCACGGTCTGTTCCTTCAGACCATGCTTGCGGGCAAAGGCAGCAAGGCTTTTTTCCGCAGCGATGGCGTTACGCAACCGACCGCAGAAATCATATCCATCCAGCAGCACCTCAGCCATTGTACTGCCTTGTCTGCCGAATGGCCTTGCGTGGTGCGCACCATATGAAGCCACTGGACACACGCGACTGCATGGAAAGATCAGGCTGCACGCGTGCGCTTTCACGTAATGCCCGCGCATTGAGAGGACGGCGGCGGAAAAACCGGCGTGCAGATTTGGCGTTTTTATGACGCGACATGAGAAGAATTCTCCTGCGCTGCATGCTTTTTCTTTGTAATTCCAAGAAAAGCACGGCGCTTTTTAATGGATATTTCCGAAATACTCAGCTTGCTGGCTTGGCGGCGAATACTGAAACCACACCGGGCATAATGCCGGATTTTAGGATCTAGCTCGCGCCAGTTGAGTGCTTCACGCGCCATTAGGATGCACTTACTCCATCAGCAACGTTCACCCGCAACGGTTTGCCATCAGCGATGATTTTATGCGCTGTGGACTCAATATGATGCAGCGATGTACGAGCACGTTGCGCATGAATGAGAATTTCGTGCGCTTCCTGCACATCTACATTGCCGTCCGCCATACTTTCAAAGCCCTTTTGCAGAACTTCACTGGTGGCCTTGGCAAACTTGCCCATATCGTGCGGCAGCAGACCGTTGCCGAACTTGACCGGCACCAGGGCAAACCCTTCTGCCTGAGCCATAACGGAAAGAATAAGCGGCTCTTGCGCCTCTTTATCCAGCTCAACAGCAACATCTACCGGCACAACAGCCGCTTTTTCACGGTTGCAGTAATCGGAAAGCTGCGTGATGCCGACACGCACAGCGCGGGATATTGAATCCAGACCACCACAGGCTTTGATGGCCGTACGGGTAGCAGTTTTGATAGCCGCGGTTAGCATGGCGTATTACCCGCAGCAGGGGTGCTGGCAGCGGCATTGATACCGCTACCAGCTACGTCCATTATGTGTTCCCAAAAAACATGAAAGGACGATTCCGTGGTAAAAAGCCTTGAAGAACTGGAGAAGGCATTCAATAGCTTACGTAATCGGGTGACTCGGCTTGAAGCAGAACGCCGCGTTTCACAGTATCTTCTTGCTGCTGTTATTGCAGATAATCTTCCCGATAAAACGACCGATAGCGAATTTGAAGAACGGGTAAGCCGTTTTACTAAACAAGCAGAAGCTGCACTAACAGACAGTTTATATTCCAGACAAGTTGAAGCTACGCAGGAAGCCATAAGGAAAACACGCAAATTGCTTCTGGACATATGGGTATCCCGCAAATGGCAGCCGGATTTCAGGATGAAGCGAGCCATTAACGCCCCCGTTCGTCCGAAGATAATCCATAAAAACCCACAACTGCCTCAAGCTGATCGTGTAGATCGTAAAGACGGTTGAGTCGTTCCTGAGCTTTAATCTGAGCTTCCTCACATTCAATATGAGGAAGCTGGCAGGATAGGCGATCTATGACTGCAAAAATTTCCATATAAGCGAGACGCGCTGTTGCTAGTGGCAAAGCTACGGTTTCGTTTGTTTGTGGTGCGGGTTGGCTTTCACCCTTATTTCCCGCAATAAGTTCAGCGCGCCGCATATCCCTATCAGGCCCAGCTTCCCTTACTGTGAATTCAAACCGCCGGGTTTTTGAGCGAGGGCATACAACTACGGTATCTCCCGCGCTTACCGGCATATTTTCATCAACTGCTGGTTTTCCGTTCACCTCAAGCGCCCCGCCGCGCACAAGCCGACGAGCCTCACCATTCGTTCTGCAAAACTGCGGTGCATAGATCGGAATCAGGCTGAAGAGCGCAAAGGATGCCCGAAACGATTCCGGCTGACAGGGTGAGGGCTTGGGCTTACTGCTCTGGTTATGGTTCATGCGAGTTCACCCTTATGTATTGCAAAGATATCCGGACGCAGTTCTTCACGGGGAATTCCTGACAGGCGCTCAACATCAAGCACTCTCTTGATCGGAATTTGGTTTGTTTTTTTCCATAGAATGACAGAGCTATGATGAATGCCTATGGCCTTTGCCAAAGCGCATACGCCCCCACATCTAGAGATAACTGCATCCACATCGGTCATGAGAATATTGTGGGTTATTCCCACATATCTTGTCAAGAACGATGTGGGAAGATTCCACCCCAAATATTCAATAAGCAATTAAAATTTAGCCGCAACGAATAAGTTCGGAAAAAAATTATGCCTACAATAGGAGAACGTTTGCGGAACTTGCGCAAAGAGCGTAAGATAACCCAAGTGGAGGCAGCGGTTGCAATTGGAACATCCCGATCGCATTTAACCAAAATCGAAACAGGAGCCGATCTGCCGGGACGGGAGTTACTTATGGCCGCGGCAGAGTTTTACGGTGTTTCACTAGATTGGCTTACTTCTGGAGATAAGCCAAGCGATTATCGAAAGGCTGTTGCTGAAAACGAAAACGAAGCGCTTTTATTATACGCCTTTCGAAAACTTCCCGAGAAAGAAGCATCTCCATTGCTAACTATGCTTCTTTCTAGAGTAAACAATTCAAATGAACATTAAAGGGGCATTATTTGATTTCCTGGGTACAGGCTCTCATCGCGGAGAAAGCATTGGCGATATCTCCTGCGGATAAATCCCATGGCTGATAGGAGACCATGAAGTCAATTTGTGCGTATTTACTGTGTTTTATCTCCATTAAAAAATCACCAAGATCTTTCCATGAGATTGCAGATTTTATTCCTTTTTGAGAATTTATACCGCTTATTTCTATATTGGCCTGTTCAGGAAATCTTATAATCATGTGCGATTTATCTCCTGGCTTGAGATTCCAGCCCGGACCCGTCATGACCATAAAAACCTCACCAGTTTTAGGTACAATGGTTATACTAAAGGTGCCTCTACCGGATATCTCTTGAAGCATTGCACAGTATTTTTCATTTTTTGAATCAGTATCTTGAAAAATTGACCACATAGAGACAAATTTGGGGTTTACTGGAGTGCAGTTGCTTTGACTGGGAAGCCCGAGTAGTAGCGCAACTGTAGGGATTAAGATTTTTAATGCGTTCATAGCTTATTGGTAGCGATATTAAAAATATTATGCGTGGGCAAAACCCACATTTATCTTGACATGTTGTGTGGGTTTATCCCACATTGCCCTCATCGCCACGACGCGATGGAGGAATGAATGACACTTATTGCGGAACTCCGCACGGTATCGGATGCTGCGCTAGAGCGCTCCCGTGCTGCATCGCAGCTGATCACGGCCATTGGCCCGCTGCTAGATCCAACATTACCCACACCAAACGCCATGCAGGCCGCCCGCGTGCAGCGTGCCGCCCTGAAACTGGTGGATACCGCACTGGAAGAAAGCGGCGCAGACGCCACCCGGTACGTAGGCTTTGGCTTGGCGGCCCTGTATTGCGGCCTGCCACCAGATACCTTCCATAGCCTATGCGAAAAAGGCAAAGGCCCGCGCTGCACCATAGTTGAAGGCAATGGCCTGTTTACTGTGGCCGCTCTGGATGAATGGATGGAAAGCATCCGCCAGAAGGAAGGTGCGTGATGGTTGATGCAAGCACCTGCCCAGTAAAATGTCTCGGCAGCCGATGGGAAGATGGGTGGAGAAAATGTCTCGGCAGCCGATGGGAAGATGGGTGGAGATATTATATCTTCCGTGATGTGGTCGGTCAGGAGCGAAAGCTTACTTGGTCGCAAATGACACGGCGGCCTGACATTGTTGCGCTATTTGGCGGCAATATTAGCTGGTTAAAGTCTCATTTTCCGTATCATACAACCGTCATGAAATCACACCCCGATGGCAGTGTAAGCCACCATCGGATCGTATCGGATTTTGTGATTTCAGATGCTGCTAACTGGCTAGCGTCTGAATGCCTTATTCAGGATTCGGAAAAGCACCTCAAACACACCATTCTTGCAGAGGATCATACCCCATGACCTGCACACAATCTGCCACGTTCCATGGCATGCGCATTGTTCCCGTAGCCCGTGATGTTGTGGTGAAAGACCCAACCGGCAAAGGCCAGCACGCATACCCAACCATTGGCCGCGAAACACGCACGCTGATGTTTGGAAAAACACCTGTGAAACACACGGTAGTTTTTGCTGATGGCCAAACGCTGAACTTCCCACCAGCTTGGATTGTGCCGATTGCGGACACACCACAGCATGGATCATTGGCGGAGTGCATGGAATGCCCCGATACCAGGCAACACTAACGCGCAATCAGGCAGGCAGATACCAGGGCACGGTAACAGACCAGCGCACAGGTAATCAGATTGAATTCCCTGATTGCAGCAAGGAGCGCAAGGCAGGCCGCTGGATTGTATCGGGCAAAAGCACAACACCCTGTCTGCCTGAATGGTTTTTGGAAATGCGCAAGGTGGATGATGGCCTGTTTGAAATAACAGCTACAGAGGACAGGAATTTTCTCATCCGGTTTTCTGAATGCGAACCGGATGAAATAGACGGACAGCGCGGCATAATTGGTTGGGCAGACGATGTGCAGCTGATTGCAGCGCGAAAGGAGAGGGCGGCATGAGCCAAACAGTGCAGGTGCCTGTACGCACAAAAGCCAAACCAATGCTGCCAGATTGGCCGCGCATCATGCGGCGTGAAAAAGCAGCACAGTATCTGGATATTTCACCAGCAATGCTGGATCAGGCCGTGGCAAGCGGCAAGATGCCCAAACCCATACCCATTACCGGCACCATAAAAGGCTGGGTGCGGGATGATCTGGACGCGTGGATAGAAGATAGGCGTACTGCGCCCTTAATTGAGAATGACTGGGATTGATGGCTCGGATACATCTCAAATATGTGCAGACCACCCTGAAAGAGCGTGAAGTTTACTTCTATTTCCGCAGAAGGGGATATCCACGCATCCGCTTGCCCGGTTATCCGGGGTCAAAAGAATTCATGGCGGCCTATCAGAAAGCCTTGGCGACTGAGCGGGAGCAGGTTGGCGCATCCAGAACAATCCCACGCAGCATGAAGGCGCTTGCCATTGCGTGGAGGGCTTCCAGCCAGTTTAAGGGGCTGACAGCGGCATCACAGAAAACCTACAACAGGCTGATAGAGAATTTTCTGGAACGGCACGGCCATAAAGCTGCAGCCACAGCAGAGCCACGCCATATTCTGGCAATACTGGAAAGCATGAGCGATACGCCTGCCCAGGCGAATGCTCTGCGTAATGTGCTGCGCCAGATGTTTCAGTACGCATTTGAACGCGGCTGGCGGCAGGATAATCCGGTTAAGGATATCAAGAAGCTGAAATACCGGAAGAACCCATTCCCCACCTGGTCGGAAGAGGATATTCGGATATTTGAGAACTTCTGGCCTATCGGATCACGCGCACGCCTGGCGTTGGCGTTATTTCTCTACACCGGCCAGCGGCGGAGCGATGTCATTCGCATGGGGCCTGCGCGCGTGAAGAACGGCAGCATTGAAGTGGTGCAGATCAAGACGGGCAAATACCTGCTGATACCTATGCATCCGGATCTAGCAGAAGTGCTGAGTGCTCATGAACACTCAGGCGAGGCATTTCTTATTACTCAGACAGGCCAGCCCTTTGCATCAGGCAATGCGTTTTATAATTGGTTCAAGGAATGCGCCATCAAGGCTGGTGTGCAGGCAAAGCTCGGCCCGCATGGACTGCGCAAGGCAGCAGCTCGGCGCTTGGCTGAAGCTGGATGCACGCCATCAGAAATTCAGGCCATTACCGGCCATAACACGCTCTCAGAAGTGGAGCGTTACACCAGAGAAGCCAATCAAAAATTGCTGGCTGAATCTGCTTGGAAAAAGCTGGGAAGCATGAGCCCAGAACGGTCTAAAAAAGGCATGAAAAAAGAGGGGGTGTGA